TTCCGCAAAATCTTGATTGCTTTCTTGATCGTCATTCTATGTCTCCTTGATACCGCTCCGGCAACGGCATCCACGCCAAGATATATTCTGTCACGTTTTGGAAATCAAATTTGCCGACATCGCCTTGCCAAAAGATAGGATGGTTAAGCAGAGACATCAGGTTTGAATAATGTGCAATTGCCATTGTGTTCCACTTCCAACCACAAACGAGATAGTCCCCATATTTGTCTGGCATTCTTTCTTTACACGGCACCCATTCGCCAACTGGTTCCAATGCCTCTACAAATCCGCGCGAAAACGCGACACCATCAGCAAATCCGTCGTTATATTCGTTTCCAGTAGCAAGAGATTCTTCGATGCTTTTCAGATGGTCAATAATTACTTCTTTATCTGTCAGACTTCTCATATGCTTACCTACTTTCGATTAACAGTATCTTCTATCGGCTCGTGCTTACGGCAAATGCAGATATTGTCTTTGCCAAGACCGTTGCCGAAAAATACATCAAGGTTATCTGCCGGACAAGCTGGATACATATATTTGCAACTATCACACAGATTGGCTTGATCATCTATGATTGTTGGAACTCGATCCAAAACCTTCTTACCAAGGCCCTTTGTGTCAACAAACACATGCACAAGAGCTTCTTCAAATCTTTTTTCTGCCGCTTCTCGATCAATCAGTTGCATAAGGTTCTCCTTCTGCCCTTTTCATGGGGCTGCCGCAATGGTAGCAAAAGTACCAGTTGTGCCTGTTTTGTTCGTCTTTTTCAACGATTGCCCCGCACTTGGAGCAATGCCAGTCTCCGTCTTTGTAAGTATCTTCCCATTGAGCGTGGTCATGTTTCTCGAACCATGTGTCGCAATAGTTCTTTAAAGCAATAGAAAGTTCGTCATACGAAACTGCATATGCATTCTGTTCTTCGCTCATTAAACTTCGCCCCACGAAATCAAATAGTACCCTTCAGGCTCCTCCTTGAGCGTAAATCCTTTCTTTGTTAATTTCTTAACATTCTCAGGATATCTCACGAAACATCTAATACTTGTCCTTTTCTCTTGTGATGCTTCATTAATTGTCCTAAAAATACATTTTAATTCACTTCTTACATCTTCTTTCTCAGTTTTCCTGATCAACTTCTTGGCTTTCGATGCAGTCATGGTTAATCCATATCCATTGTCCTCGCTCTCATAAACTAGCGAAAGAAAAACCGTACCAAAGAAGAATCCTACAAACGCTGAGCCTATTATTGTAATTATCATTGTGTCTCACTCCTTTCCCCGTAATGGCAGTAGAAGCCTTTTGTAATATTCGGCTCTAAAAAACGGGCTGATGATTAAAGCACCAGCCCACAACTGTTTATTCCGGCAAATCCGTGCAGTAATATACGCCCAGTCTCGTCTCAAAGATGTCCTTCGCAATTTCCTGATACAGAGTAGAGCGCAATCCGTGAATGTCGGATAAGTTATCGTTGTAATACTGAACTACTTCATTCACAAATACAACATATGTGATAGGGTTGCTGAAAATCCCGGTTACTTCCTCTACATACGAGAACACAGGGTTATTGTAGAATGCCTTCTCGTATACGCTAGGATACAGACGCTCGCGGATCTTGGACGGCTCGCTCGTGTTCGAAGGAATAACGTTGATTGTCAGCTTAACGTTGCCGAATACCTTTTCTACTGGAAGAAGCTCGGCAATAGCATCCGCTTTTGTGCTATCGTTTACATACATGTTGACAATATACTCGTCTTCATCGTAGACGATTCGGACATCATCATCGTGCTCGAACATTGCCTGTAATTCGTTGTAATACTCAATCCAAGGTGGCGACAGTTTTAGTTTTGCCATGTTACAATCTCCTTTGCTTTTTGTAATATATGTTTATCATCTCCAAGAATCTGGAAGGACAGCGTAATCCTTGTCGATGCTATACCTTGGGAAATCGTCCGTGTTCAGGCAAATAGTTATACTCATACCCCTTAAATTGCTTGTTTTCCCGACGATCTCAACTGCTCTGTCATATATTTCCTGAGCAATACCTTTTAAAGCAGATACATAATCATCTCTATTCATCTCTAACTCCTTTCGCGACCATTATTGGTCTTCCTACGTACTCTATATTATTCTCCGATTGCCATACAAAAATATAGGCTGTGCCACCTTGTGGAACTGGAACACCGACCATATATTTCACATCGTCCTCGCCCGGCCTTACTTCTTCTACAATCCCAAAACACCCACACCACGGATGGTTTTCCGTGAATTGAACCACATCGTATTCGTTAAACATCGTTGCCTCCAGAATACTCTTCTTGTGTATCTGAATAACGGTCACTCGGCGGAACGGTTGTGAAATGGTCATACGACGAGTAGATTTCCGTGAGGTTCTTCAAGTGTCCAATTTGTCTCTCAACTGTATGTATCATAAGGATCAAATCTACAACAATAACTACAAGCGCTACGATAATTGCAATCTTAATAAAAAACATTATGCTCACCTCCTCTACTTAGTTGTCAATAAATACTGTTCCTGCTCCACAATCACAAGTCACTTCAATGTCTCCGTCTTCATTTACAAAGGCTTCTGGCTTGCAATATCTGCAAAATACTTTCCCACATTCGTTGCATTTCATTACCCACCAAGTCCTTTTCCCGCATTTCGGGCATGGATTGCCCTCAAGCGGGAGGCTCTTGTAGTAGTAATCTATATATTTCATGATATCTTTTCTCCGTACTGATTGTCTGATGCAAGGTTAACGCCAAGCACTTCATCATAGTGCTTTTCTTGTCCGGGAATATAACGTCCAAACTTGACTATTACATTCGGAAACTGCCTAAGCTGTTCTATGGCATCTTGAATTTCTTCTTTGTAATATCCCGTGTAGATCACCACATCGTCATTGCAACAACACTCTGTCCTTAATCGCGTAAAAAAAGCCAACAGATCAGGTAGTTGATCCATTGGCTCTAACCCGCCAAAACAGATCGCGTGTGTTATTTTGTTTGAAAGATATCTTTCTACAAGACGATCTATTGGTATGGCAATGTTCGGAGATCGAACGAGACTGCTGTTTTGACAGCAATGCGTCCCGTTCTCAATCTCACATTTAAAGTTGCAAGTCGAAGTGGAGATAAACATACAAGGCTTTTTATAATTTACAAAGTCTTCGTCTGTTATTCCTTTAATTATCATTGCATAATCCCATCTTTAGATAAAACATTCATCCATTTTCTACGATCAAATTCCCGCTTTCTAACCTTCTGATAGCTGCTTACAGGTACATAGAAACCGACCACGCGACTGTATGTATCTGCTATTGGTTCTCCGCACTGTGGGCATTTGTTCTCACTAATGAACGCATGTTTGTTTTTACAAACGCTTATTTTGGTAGTAAATGCAAAATAGATCACACCCATCGCCGCTACATAGTTCAGCATGTCCCATGCCTCTTGTTCATTAGAAAACCTATTTTCTATGTTGATATGAGCAATACAACCACCACCACATTTTTCGTCAAAAAGAGAACCTAATCTGCACTTTTCTTGAATAGTACATTTTTCCATCAAAGGTATCCATTGATTGGAATAAATGAAATACTTGTCTTGTTCAAAAAGTAGATTGTCGGCTTGGCAGATAACACCCGCGCAGTTTTCAGCCGGGATCATTTCGAGATTAAATGTGAAATCACATTCAAAATGATCCTTAACGTCATTAATTGTATTCAAGATTTGTGTTGTAAATTCCACCGCTTCATCGGAATAGCTTTTACATCCAAATTCATCGGTATTGATTAGTCCGAATAAATCCATAACCTCATAACAGCCGATTCCGCCGATTGTGCAGAACTGCTTGGAAAGCTCCACTGCCCCATCTTGGTAGTTTGGAAGTAGCCCCTTCTCAATGTTACGCTTTAATATATAACGCATGGAGGAGAGGGCTTTGCAATCAAGCAAAACTCTCTGTCTGAGGATTTTTAGATATTCCTTTTTATCAAATTTACTTTCATACGCAATTCTTACAAGATTGATCGTGCTTACTCTACATGATCCAACAGAGAGTGCAGTGCCTCCAATAGAATTGATGAAAGCATCTAGCTTAGAAGTATCAGACAGGAGCCGACAACAGTTAGACAGCACCCCTACGTTGTCACTACAAAAGAAATTAGAATCAGACCACTCGATGTTGTGAGCAGAACACCACTTGGCAAAGTCTTCGTCTACGAAAATGTTCCAATCCTTTGTTTCAATCATGCGATCTAACTCGCCAGGCTTAAAATCGTTTCGTTTAAGAAGAGAATACGTAAGCACCGGATACGTGAACATATTCTGTTCTCTTCTAATTTGTGCAACAACCTCCATGAAAACTTTCTGACATTCAATCAAATCCTCAACGTGATCGATTGCTAGCGTTCCATCTGGGAATTCCATACCGCCAAAAATGTTTTCAATGTACGGACGATCAAAGATGGAAACGTTGGTGAAGCTTGTTTGGTCAATTCTTAGGAATGGTTGATTAAGTCTATATATAAACTTCTGAAATGCTTGCTTTAGGTAATAGTCTGGATCTTTCATGTAGTAGCCATCTTCTACGTCCTTTTTCCAGAAATACCACGCCCATATCAGTACGTTCGGCATTCCAACGGCTCCAGACTGACGGTTGGATAAAAAGCTGACGAACTCGATTACATCGTCGAAATATGTTGTAAGATGTTTAGGGGCTTGATTATTGTAGTTATTCAAAAAGAATAGCCCTTCAGTTGCAAGTTTTGTGAAATCATTCGCCCAGCAATACGGGAAATAAGATGCTGTTGTACTGTCATTCAGGTAGAATGCACGACTAAACTCCGCTTCTAACCATTGTTTAGCGGTTCTAAGCCCCCACTGTTTCTTGATTGTAGAAAAGATTTTGTTTAAGCCGAACAGTTTGTCTTCACTCTTGGCTTTTTCTGTCATAAAACTGCGAATGTCTCTATTATTTGCGTTAGCATTAGGATCAATACTCGCATCCGCAAGCGTCTTCTTGTCTACAAAATTATCAATAAACTCCGAGAAGTCTAACTGGCTTGGATGAATACCGTTGATGTATTCAAAATCTTCCCCGTACTTTTTTTGTAGATCCTCAAGACACCTTTCAAAATCTTTTGTTAGTTTTAATTCAATATTCATTCGACCATCACTCCATGCTATTTACCCAGTCTATTGCATTTTTGAAATCCATCAGAGTTCCATCTACTTCAAGCATCGGCATTTCCATAAAGCCTTTGCTAATCATCAAATCCACATCTGTCACCTCATCGTATGCAACATTTTTCATCTCAAGCTTTTTGCACAGAATGTTGCATTTAGGACAATGAGTAGAGTATAAAATCACTTTCAATGCTTATCACTCCTTGACATATTTGTATATATTTTCCAGTAAATCCATCAATTCCTTCCAATCCTTACAGCGAATGCCAGACCAATCCCGGTTCCAACCTTTTTCTTCGCCGTAACAAATCTTCAAATCAGCATTTGAAGTTCTTAGATTTTCGATGCTGTCATCGACAATAATCCCGCCAGACATATCTACCGAGGATTTATCCTTACTGCCGTACATAACCTCTATTAGCTCATATTTAGCATCTTTTGGCGCATATAGACCAAGCCAGTGTTTTTTCCCTTCAATATTCGGATAGTCACCTATTGTGCAAATTTTCAATTCATACAGATTTCCGAGAGTTCTTAGATGTGAACTTTCACATGTCGGCATCGGTTCGAGCAAGTCAAAGAACCTGTACTGCCCGAAATATTTATGAAGATCGGCATGCGACAATAACTCCAGTTCTTTAAAACCCCAGGTGTCAATCTCGTCGGGCGATACCTTTTTATACTTTGGATACAAACTGTAATCCTGCTCATACAATTCGCAAACTGCTCTCACGGTATTTGCGATAACACCATCGAAATCTAAAAACAGCTTCATTGAAGTCTCCTTATTCAGTTGTCTGCTTACCTAGCAATTCCATGATATATTCGGCTTCAGGTGTGTCTGCCATAATGTCAACCACTTTTCCAATATACAGATCCTTAAGCCACATGGATAAATTGCGGTAATCTTCGTGATCTCCATGTATGATCACGGTAATCTTCATTGCCGGATTAAGTGTAATAACCCCGGCAAGTTGTTTTGCGTCTACGAGATGTGTTCCGTCAGTCAGATCAACTCTGCAATCCAATTTCCTTGCAGCATTCACGATTTTCTGGACATCATCAATCGTAGTCATGTTGATTAGCATTTTTTCCATAGAAGTCTCCTTCTGGCAGTAGGGAAACATCGCCACAATGTCTCCCCGAAGGCTCACACCACTGAGCCAACTGTCAATGAGATTATCCCGCAAAACCATCGGCAACCTTAAACAACACCACTTACAAAAGATTGCCGATGGAAGATAACCCCATGTAGATTTGTTCTATATTCTTTCGGCGGTTTACTCTTCTGTCGCAAGAGAGAAAAGCTCACCGCCGCAAGCAGCATATCCAGCAAGATCGACAAAGCTATCACCAGTTCCACCGCCATTTTTAATGCGGGAAATCTTAAGCAATGCCATCATCATAGCAACGTCTACTGGGGTTACTAGCGTCCCCAAGTAGTTTGACCAGAAGGCGGCGATAGTTCCAAAATTATTTTCCGGGGAGCTATAGTCCTGCTCTCTCTGCCCATTTACACACCTATCGGCTTCTTCTAGCAATTCTTTTCTTGTCATTCCATTTCCTCCATTTTCCACAATTCATCCCCCACGTCTTCCCACGGAACATCGGTATCTGTTCTAACAAGTACTTCATACCAATGTCTATGGCAAGTATAAAGTGAACCATGTCCTTTAACGCCACACGGATACGGACAATTATCACACGGCATCCAGTGTGCAATCTCTTTTATTATTGGTGCGAGATTATATTTCATTGCTTTCACAACCTTTCGGCGGTTTATTGACCTTCACAAACAGATGTTTTCCGGCGGAGCTTGGGTATACCTCGCGAACATACATATAATCCCCGTCATCATCAATGTTTAAAAACCTCTTCATCTGCTTGGCCTGTTTAGTATGCGACGTTTCGTTCTCCAGATTGTACGTGATCCATTCTTTAATGATTTTTCCAGAAAACACAGTTCCAATTGGATAACTAAGGATATTTTTCATTGCAATCTCCGACCGTTAGAATTCTCCTAAGATTAACTCCTTTGCATATGGAAGCATTTCAATCCAATGAGTGAGCGTATGCCATTCGTCGAGCTTGTGATCCTTTCTTGCAAAATACATGCTCTTTAAGACTGCATAGTTCAGATCAATGGTTCTTCTCTGGTTATAAGCCGACGGAAGAGCTTGTATCATATTCCACCAGAAATCCTTCCTGTTAGGAGATTTTTCATTGTCCTTATGGTTAAAAATATCTCTGTTCTTGTTGAGGTATTTAATTGTCTCGTCTAGCAATTCAAGTCCTTCATCATCAAGGTGTTCGTGGCTAAAATCATCACGGTCAAACTCTTTTGCTTGAATTTTGTGCATCGTCGAGCAACTGTCCGACACCGTACCTATTTTATAGGTGTCAAACTCTTTCCACCAGTACAAAGGAGCAGTAATGTCTAATTGTACATGAATCATCCTCATAAACTTGCCATGATCATTTCCTGCCTTTGACAATGTACTCATCAGCTTAAGATCGTTTTCACCTAATTCATATTCAGATGTCCCCAGAAGCAGATTATCTTTCCATCCGCTGTCGCTCTTACTCCAAGAGTTCTTCGGATTCCTTACGCCACGAACAGCACCTTCTAGTCCGAATACTTCTACATTTCCTACTTTTAACATTAATCATCCTCCGCACATGCCCAAAATAACATAATTGCGTAAACTATTACGCACAGTATAACTATCAGATCGTAAGAATTCACTAGATCCACCCCTTTCAATGCCTGATTGAAAAGTCAATAATAATGAAACATAGAAGGCAAACAATAAAGAAGAGTAAATATTCCATTAGTGTTTCTCCTTTTGGATATCTTCCAAAACGTGGATTGCCTCACCAAGAGTTTTTATCTTTTTTACTTTTTCTTGGTAAATGTGGTCAGCCTCGCTGTTGCTTATGAGAATTGGAACTTCTTCGGTTAAAGCAGCGTTTAAAAAATTCTTTGCATCTTCCCACAAAGATTCTCTAATATGTCGCAGAATAAGTAAACACATATCATAATGGTCAAAACACACCATCTCTTCGTCGATGATTTGCTGAACTTCAGTAGGCGTGTATCGAATAGTTTCACTAAGCTTAAATTTGTTAGTATCATGCTGTCCGCGGTTAACTAAGACACCCTTAACTCCGCTACCATCAATCAATCTCATCCTTCAAATCCTCCTTGCCAAGCCCCATACAATCACCACGTAATGGTGTTCCAGCAGTATCCGTGGAACTCTTTTGTATCTACGTTGAAACCATTATTTTTAAGCTCTTCTATAATCTCGTCTGGAATTTCACCGTAATAATCAGCCTTGCTTTCGCCTCTTTTTGCGGCGCTAATGATTTCCCATTCAACCTTACTTTTTACGTAATCTTCTACTGGTGTTCTGCTAACAATGTTTCTAGCTCTCTGCGCATCTATCATTCCCCTGTGCCTCCTCAATGCGTTTTTGTGCTGACGCAAAATATGTCGGATCGATCTCCATACCAATGAAATTTCTTCCAGTATTTACACAGGCAACACCAGTGCTTCCGCCACCCATGCAGTTATCAAGAACTGTATCTCCTTCAAGAGTGTAGGTTTTTATAAGATATTCAAGCAACGCTACGGGCTTTTGACTAGGATGAACACGTTTAGATTCTACAGGAAACTCAAGCACCATCTTTGGATAACCAGTCGCTTTTTGTACATACTCGTCTTTGTGGGACGGACGCTTTCCCGCAACTCCGCCAAACTTAGCTTTTCCGTTTTGTTTGATGTTACATTCTTGTAGTCCTTGAGGGTAATATCTCATGCGCTTTTCGCCCAAAGTAGAAGCATGACCCATGCTACCAAGGCTGAACACAGATATGATTTCGTAATTTTTCAACGGCATATTCTTGGCGTGTACAAACCCAGTTGTTTTATTCTTTACCCAAATCCAGTCATACTTGTAATGTTCAATATTGCTACTGCGAAGCATCGTAGAGAAAGGTTCTGAACCAAACATAAGGATTGCTCCATTTGGCTTGATCACTCTGTTATACTCACCCCATAAAGTTTCCAAATCTATACGTTTATCATACGCATAAGCTGTTGTTCCATATGGGAGATCACACAAGATCATGTCCACACTCTGATCGGGCAGATCATTCATCAATTCCAAACAATCGCCTTCATATAACTTATAGCTCACGGTATTCACCTCACGGTTGGCTCACGTTTACATTCGCTCTGCTTCGTTCTCTTCACCATCAATAATCTCCTCATACTCATAAATAAGCGGTATCATTACCGTTGTTCTCATAGTTCTAAAATCTTTCGCGAACTTCTTGTGTTCCAGATCATATTCGTTTATTACAATCGTGTCACCGATCGTA